TTTATTATGTCGCCTCTTTGATCTCTGTAGATTCTGATGAATGCGTTTCCGTCTAGAAGCATTGATACTAGGACTTGTTGAAAATGTTCTGCTCTTGATAGTTCAATGTCTGGTCTGTTTACCCATTCTGGTTTTGGTCGGTATGGGACTCTTGTTCCGTCTCGTCTAATGAATGCGTCCATTGGCAAGGTGCTGATTGTGTCTGAGATTAAAAGTACGCAGGCATAAAATGTGTTGAGTTGCATTGCCGTGTTTTCGTCAATGTTTGTTCCGGCTAATGTTGTGATTGAAAAGTTTTCGCCTGCACCCCAAATTGATTGATATGAGATTGCTCTTTGTTCTGTGTTCTTAAATAAATTACCGAGCATTATTTGATTCTCTCAATCGCTATTCCAAATATTAACAATCCTACTCCACCAATGATGATTCCTGCTGGTATATAAATTAGTGCTGCGCCTATTGCGATTGCTGCAATCCCGATCGCTTGTATTATTGTTGCCACTTAACTCCTAAACCATAAAGAATGCTGGCATTGGCGCAACTTCGTCATTGCGAGTGACTGTTGCTCTGTCTAGTCCTATGATACTCGCAACTGCAGCATCAATTTTTCTTGGAGATCCACGATGCTCTTTTACAATACGTGGTCCTAGTCTATCTGTTTTTACGACTGCATTTGCGATGTGTCTTGTCAGCAAGGCGTTGCCATCGTGTGTGAGTCTTTGGTTGACGACTGCGTCATAAAATTTTGCGCATGCTGGAATCATTCTGGCTGCTGATGTTGATGGCCATTCCACGATTGGTATTCCGTTGTCTTGTAGCACTTGCATTGATCTTTGCCATCTGAATGGATCGCATGCGACTTCTTTTACTTTGTTGTTTGCGCAGAAATGTATGATGGTGTTTTCTACTTCTAGTGTGTCCACTCGCCAATCGTCTGTGTCCTCTGGTTGTTTCTCCCAGGCTTTGACAACAAATACGTGTGGTGTTTCCTCGATTGTGACTCCTACGATCACTGATGCGTCTCCTGAAAAGGATCCGTCAAATCCTAGAATGATTTCTGTTTCTGGGCTGATTTCTTTATTGGCTGCTAGTTGATCCCATGCTCCGTTTGGTAGCCAGGCTTGTTGGCTTGATACCCATTGGTTACATCTTTTGGTTCTGAATTCAGATTCGGGTGTTTTTTTGACCATGGATTCAAAGTCTGCTGGATCATTTAGGTCGCCAAATCCTGGGTTTGCTTTTTTCCATGTTTCTGTTAGATGATGATCTGCGTTTGAGTTTGCTTCCCACCATGCCATAAAAAATGTGTCGTCTTTTATTTCTTGTCTTTGTGTTGAGACTTTTTGACCGTATTGGTAGAGCGCGTAGGCTGTTGAGTCTTGTCCTGTTGCGTCTGCTTTGACTCCTGCTGTTGTGATCGCGATCAGCATTGGTTCTTTTCTTGCTCCCATGCCCAGTTGCATTACGTCAAATAGTTCTCGATTTGGTGCTGCGTGGAGTTCGTCATAAATTACCATTGTTGGGGATAGTCCCTCTTTGGAATATGCTTCGCTTGATAGCACTCTGTAGATGGATCCTGTTGATGGTATTTCTATTGCGTCTCTGTATACCTTGCTTAGTTCGCTGAGTTCTGGTTCGGCTTCAATCATTCTTTTTGCGTCACCGAAAACAATTCGTGCTTGATCTCTGTCTGCTGCGCAGGAGTAAACTTCTCCTCCCTCTGTTCCCATGAATAGTGACCAGAGTGCGATTCCTGATCCGAGTGTGGATTTTCCGTTCTTTCTGGCCATGCCGATCATGGCTGTTCGGTGTTTGAACAATCCTTTTTGATTAACTGCAAATAGGTTGTTGAGTGTTTCTTGTTGCCAGTCTCTTAAATAAATTCTTGATCCTGATGTTCCTGCAACGGTTTCTTTTGTTTGACTGCAAAATGTGTTTATGAATTGTGAGCATTCCCAGCCTCTTGAGTTTTTGAGTTCTTTGTCTGAGACTGGAGTTATCCAGGTTGGTGGCCAGCCGTCAATTTGTTTTATTTTGGACACGCGCTTTCAGTTCCTCTAACTTTGATACTCGTCTGACTTCGGCTATTCCTAATCGTGATCGGTCTGCTGGACTGAATCCGAGTAGTGATAAGTTTTGCACAATTTGTTGTTCGAGTCTACGCAGTGCTGCTCTTTCATCTGATCGGTTGCTTTGCCAGACTTGTGATCTGAGTTTGAATCTTTCATCCATTTGTTCGCAGACTAGCATCAGCAGATCAACATCTGTTGTTGGACTGATCCATGCTATTCCTGATTCCCATACTCGGTTCCATAGTTCTAGTCCTGGATCGAATAGTTTTCTTGGGGGTTCAGGTGTTGTTTTGATTGGTTCTAGTAACACAATGTCGTTTTGTTTTGGCAGTGGTCTTTTTCCTGGGTTACCCAGTAATCTTTTTTGTTCTATCGGTTTTGGTGGACGTCCTCTATTTGCCATAGGTTAATTTTCTTTTGTTGCCTGTTGTCCTGTTATTTTTTCCCATCTATCTATTATGACATCTGCGTATCTTGGGTCTTTTTCTATGGCATAACAAAATCTGCCTAATTGTTCTGCTGCTATCAGAGTTGTTCCTGATCCACAGAATGGATCTAGCACTATGTCGCCTGGTTCGCTGCTGTAGGACATTAGTTGCGCCACTAGTGGAACTGGTTTCATTGTTGGGTGTTGATCGTTCTTGTGTGGTTTGTCGGCTCTTTGGATTGTTGACATTTCTTGGAGTTCGGCAACGATCTCCACAAGTTCTGCTTTGCTTAGTGTGCTGGGATCTTTGCCGTCATCCAATACTGTTGATCTTATTCTCCTGCCAAACCATTTGTGGGCTGCTCCTGGTTTCCATCCGTAAAGGATTGGTTCGTGTTGCCAGTGGTAATCTTGTCGGCTCATTACGAATGTGTCTTTGACCCAGATCAAACATTGTTTCAAATAAAATCCTGATTCGATTAAGGCTTTTCTAAATATTCCTCCACCTGTGTCGCTGTGGAATACATAGATTGCTGCTCCTGGTTTTGCTGAGTCAAACATTCTGTTGTATGCGTCTTTCAAGAAGTTTGCAAAGTTTTCATCTGTCATCGCATCATTTTGTATTGTGAGTTTGTCTTTTGTTCCACCTTGATAGTTGACGTTGTACGGTGGATCGGTGAGAATGCAGTCTGCTTGTTTGCCTGCCATTAGTTTTTGGTAATCATTTTCTTTTGTTGAGTCCCCAACTATAAGTCTGTGTGAACCCATAATCCAAACTTCGTTTTCTTTTGTTCTTGTTGGTGAGTCATCTGGTACTTCATCTTGCACAACTTCTTTGGCTTCGTCCATGTCGTCTATGCCAAAACCTAATTCTTTTATGTCCCAGCCAACTGAATCTAGTTCTAATAATTGATCAGCAAGAATCATGCTGTCCCAGTCAGCAAGTTCTGCTGTTCTGTTATCTGCTAATGCGTAGGCTCTCGCTTGATCCCAAGTCCAATCGTCTGGAGTTAGTGCGCAAACTAATTCTGTCCAGCCAATCTGTTTTGCTGCTTCCAATGTTCCGTTGCCTGCAATGACTGTTCCGTCACCCATCACAACGATTGGTTTGCGTTGTCCAAATTTTGTGAGGCTGCTCTTGATTGCCTCGATGTTTTTCTTATCGTGTGTGCGTGCGTTCTTTGGATCTGAGATCAATTGATCGATAGATATTTTTTTAATTCGCAGGTCATTCGTCATATTGCAATCCTAATGGGTGGCTCTGAATTTCGCGTATTTGCACACGCGAGTGGGCGCTGGGTGTCGGTGTGCTGTTTCCTCTAAGATTTTGACCCACCCCAGGTATCCACGGTGGGGGTTGTTGTGGTCTTTACTGATCTGGTTGTTTGTTCTTTCGTCTGCTGTTACAGGATCGGTGTGCTGGGAGTAATGGGGAGTTTATTTCTCCGGGGTAATAATGATCTGCTGTCCATGGATCTCCTGGTATTGGTCCTTTGTTGCAGAGCCAGCATGTGGTTGCTGTTTCTCTTACT